CACGTGCACCGTCCCCGGCCCCTGGCACGCCGGGTAGACGTAGGCCGCCTCCACCGCCGCCGAGGCATCCTCCGCCCACTGGCGGTAGTGCGCCCACGAGCCGCCGTTCTGGGGCTCGCGCAAGAGCTTCAGGAGCCGGGTCCGCAGGCGCTCGTCGCTGTCGGCGTCCTGCCCGTTGGTGAGCCCGCCCGAGGCGACTTCGCAAGTGGACGCGCTGCCCGAAGGCGGCGAGGTCCAGGTCAGCGTCTCGCCGGCCGCCAGGTTGGTGCTGTCGCCCGTGTCGATGCCGACAACGGGGACGGCGCTGCCGTTGGTGGCCGAGGTGACCGAGACGACCTTGTAGCGCTTGCCGGTCGTGTCGCTGACGGCCTCTTGGCCTGCGGCGTAGACCACGGTGCCGGCGCAGGTGACCAGCACATCACCCTGAGCCCCAGCGCCTGCGCTGCGGGTCAGGCCGTAGAGGCCAGCCAGCCGGTCGAGGTCATCGCCGACGGCCGTGTCGGCCATGGTCGCGTCTTCGAGGGCGCGGTTGTTGGCCAGTACGACCTCAAGCCCCTGGGCGAAGGCTTCGATGGTGAGCCAGCGGTCGGTGCCCTTGGCGGTGGCGGCGCGAGCGCTGGCCGCAGGCACGTTGAGGTAGCGGACCAGCCCGCGCTGGTAGAACTGAAGCGCCCGCTCGACGAGCTGGGCCCGGGTGGGCAGGTCGGCGCTGGTCGTCATGGTGTCCCTGTGGCTTTGGCGGTCGTCGTGGGCTCGCGGCCCGTGCGCAGGTCACGCCAGGTGACGGACATGACTGCGAGCCCGCCCGTGCGGTCGGCTTGCACGTCGAGCACCTCGACCTGGTTGCTTGCGATCAGGTCGGCCAGCGCCTGGTCGGCACAGGCGCGAGCGAAGCCCACGAGGTCGAGCGGGAGTTTGGTGAGGTTGAGGAAGTCGTTGCCGAAGGTGCGGTCAAACGGCAGGCTGCCGCGTTGGGTGGTGAGCCGCAGCGCCACGTTCTGCTGGAGCGGATCGAGGCTGCCGTGGGGCACCCCCGTCTCGTCGTCATCGACCTCATAGTCCTTGGTGGCGAAGTCGAGCCCCCGCGCTGGCACAAGGTCGGCGGTCGACTCGTAGCCGGCGCCAGGCACCGGCAGGCCCACGGGCGAGCCGACGCCAAAGGCATCAAGGCCCGCGTACGTCGCGCGGGCAGGTGGGCAGGTGGGGAAAGGGGATCGCCGGGAACGGGATCGGTGGCGGGATGGGCGGCAACGCCGGCAGTCCAGGGATCGGGATACCCGGCAACCTGAAGCCAAACGAGGGCAGCCTCGGGATGGGCAGCCCAGGGATTGGAAGCGTGAGGTTGATGCTCGGCAGCCCAGGGATCGGGATGCCGGGGATCTTCAGGCCGAAGGACGGCAGCCGCGGGATGGGGATGCGCGGCAGCGGGATCGGTGGCGGGATCGGTGGCAACGCCGGCAGGCCCGGCAGGGTGAAGCCAGGCAGGCGGCAGCGGCTCACGTCAGCCTCTCAGACGAAGATGTGGGGCGCCGGCTTGGCGACGCCAGTGGTCGGCGCCAGCGATAGCGGCACCGAGGCGCTCGCCCCAAGTTTCACCGTGCCGGTCTCCAGACAGGCCTGGGGGGCAATGACCGTGAAGCCGCCCTCCTTGCTCAAGGACAGGCAGGTCCCGTCGAGCAAGATCACGGCGAAGCCGTCCGCGGTCATCTGCATCTGACCGAAGGGCGTCCGCATCACGTACGCGCCGTCCTTCTCCAGCGCAATCAGCGAGTCGCTGTCGACGCCTGGCGCGGCCTGCTTGAGCAGGGCAATGCTGCCGTCTGCCTTGGCCAGCAAGGCAACCTTGCCCGTGGGCGAGCAGAAGGCCGCGTCTCCCGCGCTCAGGTCGCCCGTGGCCTCGCTGGCTCGGTTGTCGCGGGTAGCGATGACCACGGGCTGCCCACCAAGGCGCACGGCGAGCCCCTGGCACAGCCCCGCGTCGGTGGGCGGAGCGGGGCGGTAGACCACGCATCCCTGTCCCCAGACCTCCACGTCGCGGCCCGTTTGCCCACCAGCCTCGCCCGCGTCGCGCAGGTTGCAGGTCACGACCTGCGCCGCGCCCCCCGAGGCGATACGGTCGAAGAAGGACTCGAAGAGGTCGACGTAATCCACTAGAAACCCTTGTCGGTGACGCCGGGGATCTCCAGCGCGTTCTTATACTCGGCCGGGTTGCCCCATACGGCCGCGTAGGCCTTCTCAAAGCCCGTCCAGGCGTTGCTCTTGTCCACTTGGTCGGCCGCTTGGCCGTAACTCTCGGGGACCGGTGGGGGACTGTCGGACACGTAATAATCAAGCAGAAGCGAGTCGGCGGGGATGAGTTTGAGATCGGTAAACGTGCCCTGTCTGGACTTGCGGAGCGTGCGGGACTCGACCCACATGGGGCCTTCTACACCGCACACCTCATCGTGCACCTGGAGCACGCTGTCGACGGTGTAGATTCGCTTCGTCAGCGGGTCGCTGAACCCGCGCACGGTCACCTCGTAGGTGAACGCCTCGCGCAGGGCTTTGCCCATGACGAAGCGGGCCACCGCGTCGGTGTGGTCCTTGGTCGAGGAGTCGTCGTCGGTGACGTAAAAGGGCTTGAAGAAGGGGGCGTCCTTGTTCACCGCAAAGCCAATCGGGTTTGACTTGTCGCCCGGCTTGGCCCCTTTGCCACGGACGTAGACGTGGCTCGGGACGCGCGTGTTGTCGCTGCGAACACGAGCCTTTTCGATGGTGTTGCTACGGCCATCAGCCCCCCGCTTGAGCCGTAGTTCTCCCGCCGGTTCTTGGTTGTACGTCGGCGTGAGCAGCACAATGCCCTTGCCATCCGGCAGGGCGCGAGCGTGGTAGCCGACCCGGTGGGCAAACCGCGCGAAGTACTGAAACCCACCCTCGTTCGCCTTTGGATAAATCTCCTTCAGCGGATCGGTGGTCTTCTTTCGCCCCTTCTTCGGCTTGGCCTGCACCGGCTTGCCGAGGGCCTTGTTGCGCCCATCGGCCACGGCAGCATCGGTGTCGTGAATGGTGACCGGTAGCTGGAAGTGGTCGTTGAAGAGCAGTTTGGCCAGGTCAGTCAGGCTCATGCCCTTCTTCACTGCCAGACGTGGATCGACGTTCGAGTCGACCACGGGCGAGAGGATATCGCGGCCCGTGACCGAGATGCTGATACCCTCCCGCGACGCCTCGATCTCGGCGCTATCGAGAAAACCACCGAGGACCGGGTGACCGTTGGCCTCGACCAAGAACTCGCTTCCCTTGCGCAGTCGCCCCATCAGGCCAAAGCGCGTCTCGTCGGCCCCCGTGCGCAACCGCATGGTCTGGCACGGGTCGAGAAAGGCGTCGCTGATCGTGACGTCCTCCCACAGGTCGAAGACGAAGCCATCGCCCAGCGTGAGCGTCAGCCGGTCAAGGTCGGGCGCGGTGGTCATGCGTAGACAAAAACGGCGGTGCCAGCGCGCACGGTCTCGCGGGAGGCGATAAGCGGGTTGAGGCTCACGAAGTCGGCGACGCTCATCTTGAAGAACGCCGCCGCCCCGGCAAGGTTGGTCTCAAAAGGCACGACGGCCGGGAAGAAGGGCCGCGACTTCTTCACTACCTCTTCGCTCAGCCGGAGCAGCGAGGCGAAGAGTTGCTCGCAGGCGTTGAGTACCTGGTAGTTCTTCGGATCGTCGATGCTCTTGATCTGCTCGGTCAACTGGTCGACCGCCGAGGCGTAGCCGTCGATCTGCCCAACGATGTTGCCGATGCCGAGTTTGAACTGCGCGATGAGTCCGGAGAGTTGGTTGATGCTGTCGAGCAGGCTCGGCTTGAGCCGTTCGGGCAGCGTCGGCACCGGAGAGACGTTGACGAGTCCCGCGTCGAGGTTGCGTGCGGCGGCGACGCAGGCGCCAAGCGGGCTGTTCTGCCCGAGCAGGACCGACAGTTCGTCCTCTTCGTCGGTCGCCTCGATAAACTCGACCTCGACATCCACCCCGTCGCGCCGGTTGGGGTCGACGACGGTGCGATGCGAGCGACACTTCGCCCGGAGTTTGCCCAGGAGCGGGTGGCCTAGCTCGCCCGCCGTCCGATCGAGACAGGCCCGCATGAAGGCCTGCCAGGTAATCGGGAAAGAGCAGCGACTCCCCGGCGATGCCGTTGCGAAAGATGGCCGTGAACTGGAAGATCGCCGGGTTGCGGCCGGTCGACTCGATGTAGCCGGCGTCCCGGTCGGGGTAGGTGTGAAGCGCGAGCGCCTGCTCAAAGGCAAAGGACGAGGCGCCGCAGGGAAACTCGATACCCCGCCACGACGCCTTGGGCGACTTGGACAGGACATCCAGGTCGCTGCGCTTCGTGTTCGGATCGATCGGCATGGCTCAGTTCAGTCGATGCCCTGAGCCTTCGGCTTCTGGGCGTTCGTCGCGTTGGCGATGTCGGCAGCGTTGGTGATGTTCACGTTCAGGGTCACACCCGGATCGAGCTTCACCTGCGCCTTGGCCAGCGCCTCGCGTAGTTCCTTGGCAGCCCCACCCGCTCGGCCTGCGTGGTCGTCGCCGAGCATCCTGTCGACGCCCCCGACGAAGCCTGGCTTGGCCGCCTTGTCGAGCCGAGCCAGCACCTCCTGGGCCTTCTGCACGTCGGCCGCGGTGCCCTTGCCCTGCGACAGTTTCATGCTCAGCCCGAAACTGTCGTTGATGGCGCCCTGTGTGCCCTTGCGGCGGTCCTTGCTCGTGCTGTCGTACCACTCGCTCAGGCCATAGCCGGCCGCCAAGCCACCAACGGCCGCGATGCCCACTCCGCCCAAAAGTCCGGCAACCGACGTGCCCGCCTTGGCTGCGTTGCGGGCCAGGAACCCCCCACCGGCGCCCGCGGCGGCGGTGCCGGCACCACTGGCCGC